GATTGAAATATCTGCGATGGCGCTACCTGAGTTGTTAGTCACCGGGTCGCGTATCTCTAAGTGCACGTAGTCAGTACCTAACGGGTTTTGGTAGAACCTCACTTCGACATTTCCGCCAGTACCAGCACTATGCAGTATTGTAAAACTGGTGCTGATTACACCAAATGAGGCATTATACAATGCCGTGCATCTTACAACTGCGTGGTTTACAGGTTGCAAAAGGCCATTTAATCCGGTTAAGTTGACGACAACATCAGCCGTTAACAAAGCCGTTGCACTAGCTCTTAGCCGCAAGTTTGGACTGTCATCTAACTTGTTGAATTTCTGCCAAGCGCCGCCACTTGCAATGGTAAGTTTCTTGGTTAGCACCTCAGTTTTTTGGTCTGCGCCTACTGTGACAGGGGACGCTGCGAATGTTTGACCGCCTGCATTCCTACAGTTCGCACCGTACCCGCCAACTGAAGAATAGTGACTTGAGTAGTTGAAATGGTTTTGCCCCCACATGAAACTGCTGTTCGCATTTAGCACGTTATCGCGTCCGAATGCCGCAGAGTTTTCGCAAGCCTTAGTATCTAAAGTTCTACCAAAAGAGAAGTTAAACTTGCTGGCTGCGTTGTTTACAGAGAATGCGCCCGACACAAAATTATAGGAGCCGAAGTTTCGATTGCCTTCGCCGCCTACGAGAGAGTAACCAGAAATCCCCCCGTGTTGATTGTTTTGGCCGCCCAGGATCACGTTGTATGAGCCGGAGCAATACATTACCGAATAGGTAGCACCTACAATCGCATTGTGATCCCCAGTGCCATCAATCAGGTTGTGTGCGCCTAAGTTGTAGCTCATTTGTCGGTTAGTTATATTGTCATAGCCGCCGATGTTATTTTGCAAATTGTTCTGTGTAGTGTTGTCGTTAAATTGGTCTGAGTCACCCACCACCCAGTAGGTAACTTCCTCACTTCCAGATAGCTTAGCGGCATCAGGGGTTATTGAGATGGTCCCTGTCCCGTACCCTGTAACCACAAGTTCCTCTGCAGTGAACGTCTGCAGGAAGCCGCCTTTTTTGGACAAGAAAAATACGTTGCGGTAAGGTTGTCCCGCGCTAACGGTAAAGCTCACAGGTACGTTGTACGTTACTTCTAGCGGGGCGTCGTCCCTTCCAAAAGCAACGGAATGCCCTAGTCTGTTCGGGTACTCAAGAGTACCTGCAGTGTTTAGGGACGCCTTACACTGGGGGTTTGTGGTGTTGTAGTCAGGGTTTATTGTTAGTGTTCTTAACTCGTCAGAATAGCTAAAATCTAAATTATCAACTTTGTCCTTGATTGTTGCGATAGCACTAGCCGGTACGCCAGCAATTGGTACTGCCGAATCTACTGCGCCTAAGTCATCGCGCAAACCGCCGTCGGTTGACTGCGAGGCTTCTTCTACCCATTGGTTTGAGTCGCCGTCCATGTAGTAAACGTAAGTTGTAGGCACTGCAGGATTGTACCAACGGAACCCGTTATACAGCCCGGTCGTTGGTGCTGTTTCTGAAATGTAGTTCGCGCCCGCACCAATGCCATCTACTAAAGGGCCGACGACAGGTAAGCCAGTCGTAGGATCGAATGCAAGTACGCGGCCTTTCCGCTGGTCCTTACCTGGTAGCGTAGCATCTAAGTTGCCATCGCTAATTGGAAACTTCAGTGCGCGCGTAGCAAGCCCACGGATTTGCTGCACGAAAATAGTCAGCCGGTCCAAAGCATCGGAAATAACCTTAGGATAAAAGCCGCCCTGGTTGGTGAGATCAGTCGGTTGCAGGTACTGCAGTTCGCTTGTTAAGATCAGCGTGTTGCCAGCCTCATAAGCCGGGCCGATGATTGTGATTGATCCGCCAGGGTTCGCGTTTTGGTTTGCGTTGAGCGCGACAGTGTAATCAATGTTTAAAACCAGCTTGGCTTCTTCGCCGCTTGCCGTGTTGCGAAAAATTACAGCAACATCGCTGGTAGTGAACACCTTGAATGTGAAAGGATAAACCGTTGTTGAGCCATTACATTCAAATGGTCCGGCTGTTCGGGATTGGGTTGCTATAGTCACAATGAAGACTCCTATGAATTTGCGCTAGGCTAAATCCATAGGAGTCGGTTACGTGCACTTACTTCTTGACGCCTACCAACGGGGCCAGTGGGTTATCTGTCTTGTCATCCATCAAGGCGACAACACCTTCCACCAGCCGGTTGACTTGGCCCGCAGGGTAGTGGAACAAGATCCCCGCCGCGTTGTTTGCGGCTTTGAAAAATGCCCAGTCCAATTCCCCTTGTCCAGCTTGTTGACCTAGTTTGTAGACTTCGCTGAAGAAGCGCAAACCTGCAGGGCCAGAATACCCAATGCCTGGATTGCCAAGCCCTACTGCCAACTTGACTGCTTCAGCCATTTCGCGCACGCCTAAGAACATGCCGAACGGATAACCAACAAGCTCGCCTGCAATCGCTTTCATGTATTCTTCTTCGTCATCTTCGCCCTTGGTTGCGTTGCGAATTATCGCGCTCATTACTGCGGGCACAACCATAAGCAACATATAGTCTGACATTAAGCCGCCATACTCTTTAGCCTTAACACGTTGTTTTGTGCGCTCAGAAGTTAAGTTATACAGCACGTTAAAGTAGCTGTAGAAGTTGGTGAACAACTTCAGCAATGGGCTACCGCGTTGCACCAGTGCCAAGTCTTTGGTTTGCCCGCCGCCTTGCGCATCCAGGACAGCTTGGTCCGCCAGAGCAATCGCACGTTGCTCGTCGTTAGCAGGATCTGCCAGTGCCTTTTCATACGCGCCAAGCCATGTAGGGTAGTCAACCATTGCCTGCATTTTTTGGATCATGATAAAGAACGTAGCTTCCACCTTCTGATAAGTCTCTGACTTGCTTGTCTCAAGTCGGTTACGCACGTCGTTGATTTCGCGGTTAAAGGTTAGCGCACGGTTTGCCATCAGCTTCGATTTGCCTTGCACTTCTTCAGCTTTAGCAATCATGTGAGAAGGTGAACCAAAAAACTCAGTCATGCCACGGCCTAACCACTTGCCGCCAATACGCACTGCAGATTGGCTAAAGCCTAAAGGCTGCATCAGTGCGGTCGTGATATTCCAGCCCATACCGACAATCGTTGAACCGTTGCGGACGTGTGACAGCGCCTTCTCAAACTCGTTAGCAGCTGGCGTATCGCCGCGCGCGATATCGTCTTTAGCCTTCTTCAGCACGTCAACATAGTTCGCGCCGTACCGGGTGCGGATAGGCCCGTCCAGTTTGCGCAGTAACTTGTTCGCATCGATTAGCCATTCATGCCAAGCCAGATCGTGTATAACCTCGTTCATGCCCTGGTAGATACCATCGAAGCTCAAGAGCAACGGACGGTCGTACACTTCAGCTGCGCGCGACTTGGTAAAGCTGCGACGTGTTGTTGCTGCAGTGTATGCTGCGCGCAGCAATTGCTTAGCTTCTTCAGCTGCAGCGTGCTCGCCTACTTTGCCGGATTGCAGTGGGTCAAATTTCACCGGGTGATAGCCGCCACGCAACTGCAATTTTTGACCGTCGATTGTGGTGATATCCAGCGGGACCGCTTCAATCCATTCTGGCTCTTTGCCGCTTACTCGTCTTTCCTTTGCAGCAATCTCAGGTCGGAACGATTCAAACAAGTCCCATACGCCTTGCACGAATTGCCATTCTTCAGCAGTCATTGTGTCCAGCACTGGTTGCACTTGCGCAGCTGTCCAGCCCTTGCCGCCTAGTAAACGCTGGCGGTTAGAGTCGTTGCCCCAGTTAAGAGCCATGGCAATTTTCTCGCCACGGTTTACGCTGCGATTAAGCGACGGGAAGAAACGACCTTTGCCGCCCATCTTAGCGCCGTCAATGATTGGCTTAGCCAGTTCATAAAGTTTCTTTGAAGTCTCTGCGCGCTTGGTAACTTCATAATCCCCGGCATCATTCATTGCACGGGTGAAGTATTCCCACATTGGTCCACCATCTTCAAAGCCATCCAGTTCGCGCGCTACGCTCGCAGCTTTGCGGTGCGCAGCTAAGAACTTGCCGACGCTTGCGCGCACTTTATCTTCAAGCGTGTTGCGCACTTCATTATTGACGGTACGCCCGCCGCTCGATTGCTCGATGCGCTCTTTGATTTCGTCGACAATTGCATCCAGATCGCGTTGGTCTTTTGCCGTCAGCAGTTTCTTCTTCAGTCGACCAAGGTGCTCGATTTGTTTCACCGATTCCACCAGGCCACGGAATTCTTCAACTGTCAGATTTTTATAGTGTACCCGGTTTGCTTCAGCGGTAACGTATTCAGGTAAATCAGGTTCAAAACCTTGTTCTTCTTGCGCAGCAATCCACTTCGCCAGAGATTCGCGCTTGTCTAAAGCCTTCAGGCTTACACCTTTGCGCAAGTCGAAGCGCTCAAGCAATACGTCAATTTGGTCCAGATATTCAATATCCAAACCTTTGCGGCTACCTTCTTTCTCGAACTTCTTCAGGTATCGCAGTGCTGCGTTGATTTCATCCTGTGCGTTATAGGCTGCGCGCGTTGCGTAGGTATTCACCAACTGGCTGCGCTTCTCTGCAGCCGCAGTACGTAAGTCGCCTGCATTGCTTGCCTTGACTGCATTCTTAGCTGCGCGCGCTTCAGCGCTTGCATATTGCGTTGGCTTGATATCGCGGACCTTAATACGTGCGACCATTGTTTCAGCCATAGCCTTCGCAGCCTTTGCCAAAATTTTACGCTCGCCGGTTGCGCGTGCCAGTGCGTTGGCTTCAGTTGCCACCATCTTCGCGCGTGCTTCGCTATGGATTGCTTTATCAGCTTCGCGCGCGATTGCTTCAGGTGAAGACAGTTCGCCATGACGTTCCAGCATAATCGTTTCTGCGCGCGCTTCGATTTCTTCTTTCAGTGGAGTAGCCGCCAGCAACTTGCGCACAAGCTCGTCGCCCGAACTCATTTCAATCCCTGGCAGTTCAGCAACTAAGTCCGGGTGCAAGCCATCCTTCGCAGTCATGCGACGGGCTTTTAGCAATTCGATTTCGGCACTGGTTAAATCCATTTCCATCAGCGCACCGATATCGAACCGGCCAGCAGTCAAAGAGGCGACGTCCATTTGCTCGCCAGGGCGCAGCATCATCGCGTCATCTATGCTGTAATCGTAAGCAACTGAGTATTGAGGATCGCCACGCAACTCGTCATCGAACTTCGTTTCAAAGTCAGCGATATCCGCTTTGCCATTCTCGTCTAGTGGCAGATAGCCGTATTGCGCAAGCGCTTCGACCATACCGTCAATCGACTTGCCACCGTTAACCCGTAGCACCGGTTTACCGAATACGCCGGAGTTTGGCCGCTCAGCTTCTTCGACTCCCCAAGTGTCCATCGCTTCTTGCTTGTTCAAACCGCCAAGTTTTGCGATAGCAGTGAACATCGAATCGACCATAGGCTCGACCACATTCGGATCAGTCTTAGGACGTTGGACAGGGACCACCTTGTCAGATTCTTCCAGCTTGCGCGTCAGGAACTGCCAGGCTTTGTATAGCGGTTCGTTCAGCACTTCGGCGCGCGCTTCATCTTTTGCGGCTGTGCGCAGTTCGCCAGCTTGACGTTGCAAGCGTTTTACTTCTCTATTGTGCGCGTTGCGAGTCCACTGCAGATCACGTACTGCGCGCGCTTGCATATCCTGGATAGCTGCATTAGTCGCATCGACGTCCTGCTTTTGGTAAGCCTTAAACTCGTCTGGCGTCATGCCAATATTGTCTGCATCTTGCTTGGTACGGAATAACGGCATCATAGACCGGGCTTGCTCAGCCAGTTGGATTTCTTCATTAGTCGCGAGCATACGGTCAAACACTGCGCGCACTTCATCAGACAATTCACCGGCTGCAGGATTGTTAGTCACAAAGTCCTTGATTGACTTATACACGTTGGTCAACCAGGCACGGAATTGCTGAAAGTAGCTTTGCAGTTCAATGCTTGGCGCCTTGCCTTCAAACAAATAGCGCTCAAAAGATTCAGCAGTTTTTTCGTGGTAGCCGCGTTTCTGCTCAAAGCTCAAGCTATTCCATTGTGCAATTTGCGTAGCGATATCGCCTTCAAACCCGAACCAGGTGAACAGCGTAGATACGTCGTTCAAGATCTCTGACTCGCCTTGCGTCATTGACTCCGCACCGAAAAGCGCATTGCCTTGCACAATCTCAGCTGCCAGGTTGATATCGGATTCAAAGAAGTAGTGCCCGGCTTCGTGCAAGAACGTCGATAAGTCAGCACCTTTCATCAGCGCAATCGTATTAGTGTTCGGATTGAACGAACCGCGTGCGCCTTGTGGGGCCATGCTTTGCATTACGCTAGGCACTTTCATTTCGCGCCCGCCTAAAATAACGATTGCTTGTGAAGGGTCGACGTCCATATCGAACCGCACTGGGCGCGTCCGTCTTTCTTCCGCCGTAAATTGCTGGCGGGCTTGTGTTGTGCGCGCTTCAATCTCGCCAGCTAAAGCGTTGTAAACATCAAAAGAAGTTTTGTACTTGGTCTTTTCGTTCAAGTAGTTTGCCGCCCGCGCATCTTTTTCTAAGTCGCGCAAAGGTGCCATTTCTTTGCGGGCACTGCTTGCCTGGCGGTCAAGTGCTTTAACCAGGCTTTGCAATTTGCGAGGGTCATTCTTAAACATGCTCAGCTGTTCAGCCGGGATAGACTTCATAAGGAACTGCGCACCTTCAAAAGCCATATTGCTCAAGAATGAATTGCGCTTGTCACCTCGTTTCGGCAGGTCGTAGAACATGCGTTGAATGTCGTTAGCTTCCCGGTTGCCATAGAACTGTTCGCCGTAAATCCATTGCATTTCGTTGCGGATCAAACGGAATACGCCAGACGGCTTATCACGCTTAGAGTATTCAATTAATCGTTGCGCCGATTGGTACTTCAGAGCGTTGCGCGCAAGTTCGGTTGACTCTTTAACTTTGTCCAGTACGTCCCAGTTGGTGTTCTTCCATGAAGCGACGTTGCTGTCAGCCTGTTCTTTCAACCGGATAACAGCTTCTTTAACCGAGTTGACAAACTCAGTATCAGAAGAACCGCCGCGCGCAAAACCTTCCCGCGCTTGAATAGCGTGTTGGATTTCGTGCAACAAGGTGCTAAGTGCGCTTTCTTTACCGCGCGACGTGTCGACCTCGATTTTGTTTCGTTGTTCAATGTAAGCACCTAACGCATACCCGTCGCCGTCCTTGAATAGCACGTTGATATTGCGCAAGCCAGGATAAGCTGCAAACAGTTCAGGATGGTCCAGCACTTCTTCTAGCACGTATGGGTAATCTGTTTTCAACTCGTCAATGTTGAAGCGTGCCTGGTCATCTGATATTTCATAGCGCCACATGCCGTCTACGCCTAAGGTCCAGCCGGTACGCTCTTGGATATAGTTAGCACTGCGTTTATCGTCGGCCATTGCCATCGCGATTTCTAGTTGGCCTAAATCAGCGGTGCGCGACCGGACGCCAGCGAATTGGTTGTATTCACCTTGCCAGGGTCTGACGTTTACCTTTTGCCCTGCACGTTGCATTGGGACGCGCACATGCGCCTCGTCGCCGAAAACGTCATCAAGTTGTAGCTTGCTCAGCGGGATATGCAATTCGACCACAGTGTCGCCATAGTCGGAGATTTGCCCATCCGATTTTGTAGAGAAGAACAAGCCATCCTCTTTACCAGTCATCATACCTGTTGACTTGATTGTCTCAGCGGACGCCTTGCTAGTACGGTGGAACAAACGCACTTCGCCCCTTGGAGTTATCTGTGCGCCGTTGTCTATCAGTTCGCTTGCTAAATCCTTCAGGTCTTCTTCAACGTCGATAGCGTTGACGTCGCTAACATAAACAATGCCGCCAGGAATTTCGCTTTGCAGATACGTGCCGTTTTCCCTCGCAGTTGCCTGGGCCAGCTCGTTGTTTACAGCTTCTACGGTTACCGCATTCTCGTCCCAAATAACATAGTTATAGCTGTTGCCTTCCCCGTTTCTACTCATGCCGTCTTGGTATCGCAGGCCAGGTATGCCAACTTTGTTTAGCACTAGGGACGCGCTACGGTCTGCGCTGATGTTAGATTCGATTCCGAATTTTTCTTCTAGTTGCTGGCCGAAAGTAATCACCCAATTGTCATCAAAGTCCTGGTCTACTTTAGGTTGGTTCTTTTGACCTTCGTTGCCCCGCCATTCGTTTGACTTCTGTTTGAAGAACGCAAGTGCTTCATCCTTATCGGTGAATGTTTGGGAGGCTTCAAACTGTCTACCCTCTGCAGCAGCTTCAGCTAAAAAGTTGTAGATATCCACACCGCTAGGGTTAGTCACTAGCAGATCAAGTTGCCCAATGCTGTTAAACAAATCAGCAATTGCTTGTTTGACTTTCTCAGGTTGATCGTTGTACTTCGCTTCATAATCCATCAAGTCCGCATCTTCAGGGATATCTACCTGGTAAAGTGTCCCGTCAGCTTTTTCTTTCTGGATATCTGTAACGTAGTTTAAATCAGCATTGTTGTATTTCTCTTGTAATGCCTTTGCACGCTCGATGGTTTTTGACCTCGCCCGGTATACCGGATGGTCGGGCGCCAAGGTGTCTAAGGATGCTTGGCGCACGCTTATGTATTTTTCAAACCCGCCAGCCCGTTGGATTTCTAGCATAAAGTCATAGTCTTCGGAATCTTTATCGACGACCTTTCCTTCCATTTCCAAACGGCTGTTATCGATTATGTTTGCGCGAGCATCCGTCAAGGTGTCCCTGTACCATTCGGCAATCTCTTTGCTGCCCGCAAAGTAAAGGCCCCAGCCGTAAACCTGGGCGCCTTCACCTGTACCAATTGCGTCCAGACTGAACTTGTCAAACTTGTGCGGGGTGCCGTGGTATGCTGCCTGATCCAACATACCTTGCTGCCGCGCCGGTTGCTTAATTTCAAACTGTTTTGGGAAATACAAATCGCCCGCAACGGCCCACTGTCCGTCTTTCTTCTTACTGAAAGTGAAATTGTTTTCGCCCTTGCCCCCGGCGTCAAACTCAATAAATTCGGTGCCTTTGCTTGTAGTGCCTTTGGTTACTGTGTAAACAACCCCTGTATCTGCATCGGTGATGGTGCTGCCGTTAGGTAACTCCGCGGCAAGACTTCGCACTCCTTCCACATAACCCTCGCGATCACTCGCGTTTTTTATCTGGTCCAGTTGCACCGATACGTCGACGTCAGGGACTCGCTGCCCATCAATGCGTTCAGCCGCAAAGCGCAAGCGTTGTTTCTCAAAGAATGCTTCAGGTGTCATGCCAAGTTGCGCAGCACGAACAGCAGTACGCGCAGCGATTAGCGTTGCGTCCAGTTCATTCTTCTGCGGAGTGAAGCGGCCTAAGTCGTTTAGCTCAGTCAGCACGGTTTGCTTCACGCGCTCTTTGCTGTCCATGAATTCTTGGTCGCCGGTTTTATTTGCCAGTTGTTGCGCGATTTCTTCTTCCATTTGCGCTTGGAAATTTTGGAAATACTCTTGCGCTTCCGTCCGGGTAAAGCCCATCGGATCAGTTTTTAAATGGTCCAATAAACCTTGTGCGAATTCGGTCGGTGCAATCTTCGCAGCGTACTCACCTACAGGAATGCGGACTGTTCCACCTGTTGCCATCGCTGCCGGTAACTGCTCAGAAATAGCTGGCGAAATTGCAGCTAGTTGGTCAGCCATACCCGACTGCATTAATACTGCAGCGTCGATATACAGGTCGGTAACTTCACCATCTTCTGCAGCTTGCTCGATGAATTGTTGGAATGCTTCAGGGCTTGTTTGCAATAACTCGCTTGCAGCTGCCAGCTTGTTTAACTGCTCAATCATTGCAGTGTTTTGTTCGGCTTGCGCAGCTTGTTGGTTGTCTCTTACTGCACGGCTGCGAACGCCAGCTGCAGATTCGACTACGGTGCGGACTATCGCGCCCACAGTTGCGCCGACTCCACCTTCGTCCAGTGCTTGGCCTAATTGGATAGGTGCTTCAGGATTGACCAGGTATTTGCGCAGTGCATCTTGCGCCAGGGATTCGATAGTCTCTTGAGCACCTTCGCTTGCGCCTGCTACGCCAATGCGCGCTAAGGCTGCGCCCAGTTGATTCTGGATTGGCAAAGTCATCGGGCCGAGCAACTTGTCCAGTGCCCACTTCTCAGTAATCGCAGTGACGCCACCGCCTAGTAATGCTGCTAAATCTTTTTCGCCTTGCGTGCCTGGGTCTTTGGCAGTCTTCTCAGTCATCGCATTGACGCCTTGACCGTACAAGAATGCTGCAGAGCCGCCGCCCCCAGTTAAAGCGCCAACTGTAATTTGCGCGCCGACTTGTCCGATGCCCGCCAGCACTTTATCAAAAAACTGTTGTTGCAATTGTGGGATCTGAATATCGCGGCCTTGCGCCTTCAGGTATTCACCAACTTTCTGCCAGTCTTGACCAAGCAATGGTCCAGCTAAAGAGCCTTTATCAACTTTGTCAAACCCGCCAATAGGAGTAGGCAAGAAGGTATTGGCAAAGCCTTCCATGAAGTTGCGTTGTACGATGCTCAGCGTATCGCCAATGCCCGCAGTGCCCATGCCGAAGCCTTCGACCGCACCGCCACTTGGCCCACGCCATAAGCGCTCGATAGTGCTCAAGGTTGCGGCATCGTTTTGCGCCAGCTTAGCGAATGCCGGGTCTTGCATTTGGCGTGCAAGAATTGGCGAGCTCGTCAGCAGTGATTGTAATTCGCGCATCTTCACCTGTTGTTGTACCAGGTCTTTGTTGCGCTCGACTAAATCTTCTGGCAAGCCTGAAGCCTTCGCAAGTTGCTGCGTCGTTGCAGCTTGTTGCGGCAGTACCTTCATCGCCTCGCCTAGTGACTGCTTGAGTGCTGCGTCCTGCTTAGTAGCAAATTCATCCAGTATCGTATCATAAGCGTCTTTCTGACCAGCTGGTGCAACCGGTGCCGTTAGTGGTGCACCTTGCTCTTGACCATCTAAAATCGAATCATAAATATCAGTCATAGTAACCCCAATTATTTTTGTTTGCCTGCACGTACCCACAGTTCAGCGATTGCTTGCTCAGTAACTGGCAAGCCCCTCGCCTGAAGTTTACTAACAATCAATGCTCTTTGCGATACCGGTATGCTGGTCACTGCTATTTCTTCATCGCCCACGTTGACGTAAGACACGGCTTGCTCTTGTGGGGTCATCAGTGACAGTGGTTTAGCGTTGTCAGGCCAGAAAGATTCTGCAACAAAAGCCTTATCCATCAGTGTCGTGTCGACAATGTTTTGCAGTTCCTGGCTGTTCGCCTTGCGCTTACCTTGTAAGTCGGTTTGCTCGAACTGGCGGACCTTCATATCGATTGTCTGTTGGAACTGCGCAAATTGCAGTGACTGTTCCTCGTCCGGTTTACCATCAGCAGGTAGAATGCCAGCCCCGATTGCGGCTTGCTTCATCCGGTTGTCTACGGTAAGGATCTCAAGGTGCTTGTCAGTTGCAGTGTTGTTTGCTTCAGCCAATAGCGCATAACCTTTTTCAAGGTGCGCGTCATCCAGTACGTTGCGGTACTTGGCATAAAAATCTGTTGGTGTCATTTGCGATAGTACGGATTTCGGCATACTTAAAACCTGTGCCCATGCCTGTCCGTTGTTCACCATCTTTTCACCCTTGGATACTGACTTCGCAAAGTTCAATACGCTGTCCAGTTTGTCGCCAGGTATTTGCGCCCGTAGTCCAGCCGGTAAGCTAGACATATCGCCGCCGTTTGCATATAGCTCTTTGTAAGCTGCATCGAGCGAATCTTCTTCGCGTTGCTTTTTGGCCGCGTTGATAGCTGCGTATTGCGTTTCAATGTAGTCTTCTGCGTGCTTCAATCGCAGTGGGTTGTTCGCCAATGCTGGATCGTTGCGCAGGTCCGCCTTCATTTCTGCCAGTGTAGGACGTGTACCCTTGCCACCGCCTGCACCGAACTCGGCCGCAGTGCTAGTTACAAAATCTCTTGTGTCCTTTGGCGCGTTGGCAAGCCAATCAGCACCATATTGCTTTTCAAGAGAACTGACTTCCTTGTCTCCCAGCTTGTACGCGGCCAGTGCTTTGGTCACATCGCCGCCGAATTTCTTGATTTGCTCGTCCAGTGCCGGTTGCCCTTCAACTTGTGGCGCCTTGCTGTTGACGATATTTTGCAGCCGGTCGTATTCAGTAGGCACAATCCCACTGCGGTATTTGTTCATAGTTGCTTGGCCGATACTTGTACCGACCTGCAGATCAACTTCTTTGTTGACCAGCCCACGCGCCCGCAACAAGTCGTCGGCTTGCATTTGCTCGCCGTACTTCTTCAGATAGCCATCAGCATAGATAGGATCGCCCTTGTCCAGTGCTGCAGCCATCGCAGTCAGATGGGCTTTGCTTGTTAGTTCGCGCGTCCTTGCGTCCTGCCACTCAGCAGACTTGCCAAGCAATTGACCCTGGCGGTAAGTTTCCGCTTTGATACGGTTCACCGCTTTGTCAATTACTTCTGGACTGTTCCAGTTCAAACCAATTTCGCGCAGTGCTGTTGACTGCACGCCTTCAGATACAGACAGCGAATAGTCTTGATACTGTTCAGCTTCATGCTTCACCAGGTTAGCCCGGAACCCGCCGAGAATACCATCGGCATTCTGTTTGAACATTGCGCGTTGAGCTTCGTTGCCTAATCCGTTTGCAAGACTATCCATTTGCTTTTGCAGTTCCTCGCTGTACTCCTGTTCCAGTGATTTACCGTCTTGTCGTTGCAGTGCGTTGATACCGCGTTGGTTAGTAAAGCCTGCATCCTTGTCAAAGGTTAAGCGCATGGCCTGTTCTTTGGCTTGGTTCAGTGCGTCCGTTACTCGCAGGTCGTTGGCTTGTTGCTGCATATCGTTGGCGATACGTCCAGCGGCTTGGCCCATTGAGGACATAGCCTGCCCGGTTTGCATAAGTTGACGCGCAGCAGTTGGTTGCGCCGACGTCGCATCGAAAGAGACTTGCGGTGTCGTATTCTGACTGACTTGCGCCGAGTCATAGGTCGGAACTGTTGGCATTTATTACCACCATGAATTTGTTGTGTTGCCGTTGGTGTCGGTCGTAGTGCCGAACGCACCTTGCTGTTGTAGTCCGTACCACTGACTCGCTACCTGTCCCGCGTCGCCCATCAGTGAGTTCATTGCGCTCTGGTAAGGGTTAATGCCTTTAGCGGTGATACGTGCTGCATCGGCTTGGTTCAAGTAGTTCTGCGCTTGCACTCGTTGGCCCCAGGCATTGCGCCAAGCGTTGGACTGTATCGTGTTCACGTCGATTTCTTTCATCATATCGGTTGAGGCTTGGATCTCAGCCGCATTGCCTACGCCTAAATCGACTCCGCTTGCAGCCAGTGCCACCTTCTGTCGGCTTTTTAATTGGCCCGCTTGCTGGGTGAGTTTCGCAACTTCTGACTTACCTTGCAGTAATGCCGACTGTGCGCCTAGCTCAGCTACGCGCGCGTTGATAGTTGCCATTGCCGCTGTATGCTTCAGACTTTGTTTCTGCATTGACGCATCGTAGTACGCGCCGACTGCAGATTGCGCGCTGCCTGCTACGTTAGCCCCTGTTGACACTTGAGCCATTTGGCTAGCTGAAAAGCCCATATTTAATACCTGCTACAAATGAATGCGCCCACAGTAAAGCGGGCGCATGGTGTTAAGTGCACTGTTATCCGCCGATAGCCATTTCCGTCGTCATGCTAACGATAGTCAGTGGCAACGGATCTGATTGCCGCACCGCTACTTGGCCGCTGTCATCCCAGCTTGGAGTAACCATAACTTGGATTTCTTCAGACTTCAGTGCTGGCGGACTGCCATAAACTTCTGTTGTGCGTTGCTTGGCCTCAGTCAATTTGTCAAAGTCAGGACCGACGAATATACCGCTTGAACGGAATACGCGCAGCCAGACCTTGTTGACGTTCTTGAACCGGCCCTGTCCGTAGCTGCCATCTTGCAAACCAATAACGGCTGGCAGTGTCTTCACGTCCGCAACAATTGGCAAACCGATATGCACTTTGCTCGCTTCATTGTCCAAGGTAATGCTGCCAAGGATCACTGTACGCTGTGGGTGCACTGCACCGTCTGCCAGGATGCTTACCGTTTTTCCTTCTAAGTAATCCAGTCCGCTGATAACGTCAGCCGGTGCGCCGTCATAGGTTGCACCACAGTCAACAAAGAACGCATCTTCCTGGTTGGCGAATTGTCGGCTTGCCATCCGTTCGACGTATCGAACTTCAGTGCTGTTGATTGTGCGCTTAACCACAACATACAGCACGTCTTCATTGCCTTCAGCAACTACGCAGCACGACTCGAATACGCCATCGGTGTCGTGTTGATGCCATGCACCTATTTGCTGCTCTGGTACATAAGTCAGGCCCAGCAATTTTCCGCTGGTACTAACAAACCAAACCAGTGGCATCGGTGCTTTGGCGTAGGCCATATCCACCACGTCAAGGTTGTCGAACAAGTGAGGTGCGCGCAGTGACAAGTCCCCGGTCAAGTATCCGTTTGCTTGCCAGTTGTACGCCAGTTCGCGGACGTGTCCGCCCCTTGCTGCGCCATAAAGCAAAGTATTGTTGATGATCACAGGTTGCACGTTGCTTGCGCCCACGTAAGATTGCGGGCTTACACTGATTGTTGTTGGTGTAATCGCATCGCTGTTAACTGAAGTGACGCGCCATTCAGCAGAGCTTGTTAGTATCACCAGTTGAGTCAGTGGAACGATATGCCGGATAGTATTGGCTTCGCGCGCAGCTACGCGGAAACTGATACGGTCGTCGTCGCGCAGTGGCAGAGAATACGACATATTCTTCTCAGTGCCGCTTTTAGTCATCCAAATATTCTGAGGCTTGTTGATGCTGCCTGCAAAGCACTTGCGCTGTTCGTAGTAACTAACTGCGCCAGGATACTCGCCAGCACTGCCGAACACTGCTTCATAGATTGGCGGGGTCTTTGACATATCCGCATCGATATTGTCATCTTTCAGCGACAGTGACGTGGTTTGCCCAATGTAACCGAACATGCCCCCTTGCAGCTTATAAACCAGATACCGGGTTGCCAATGGTACTGCGGTCCATGATATCTCAATTACTTGTCCAGTCTCGAACAGGTTGCCTTGTACCGTTACTTCAGGCGAGGCTTCAGATTCGCTCAGTCCGTCCGCGCCTATCGAAGTGACCACGTATACATAATCGTATTTGAGTTCAGTGCCGCCAGACATAACTGCAGTCGGCAGATCAGGCGCAACCGGTGCCGCAAAAGTAATGGTGCTTAAAAACCAGTTCGTTGGTCCTAACCGGCTAAGCGTGCGAGGTGCATAGTTCGGATGCACCAGGGTAATTACGTCTGCAGATTGTACGTAGTGGATATCAAACAGGTCTGCTTCAGCATATGGGTTAGTGATTTCGTAAGGGACGCCAAGGTGTAACAAGGTCCCGCCTTGTGTATGGAATCTGAAGTAGCCCGCGCCTAGTTCAATGACCATCGTTTGTGTTGTTGAATAGGTGAAAGGGATTAGTCGCACCTTCTTCGTGCTGTCTTTCACCTCGTTTACGTAGGCGAACCCGGCGCGATTTTCTACCGGGCCGTGGGGTTTCACAATGAAGTTGCGACAAGTTGCAAGGCCAGACTGATACTTCACGTCGTCAATGCGGCCAAAAAACTCAGGGGTAACTTCGCCGCCTGCAAAGCTGCGGCTTAGTGTTCTTGTGTTTGCCATAACTTAGCGCCCCCAAGGATTGGTAGGCGCCGTGCGGTCTGGCCCTACGATACCGCTTGCAGTGTGGTTCAATGGTACTTTGCGTTGCCGCGCATCAGCTACCTTCGCTTCGCCTAAGTACGCTGCAGCCATTTGCGCGCAGCGTTTTGCTTCAGCTGCACCCACGTCGCCCTTCAGGATTGGCCCTGCAAGTAAGCCTGCTAATTGCCAGGACAAAGCCAAGGTGAACAGTGGCGGGAATTTTGTGGTATCAGTTACGCGCATTGTGTAGCGTGCTACTGCGTTCGACACATCGGTATAAATCACATCGTTACCATCCGCATCCACTTCGCAAACAAAGGCTTGGCTTTCGCGTGCAAAGTCCATTGTCTCAGGCAGTTGGATATCGAACACGTCTAATGCACCATCTGGTCTTGCGTAAGCGTAGGCCCAGCCATAAGGTACTTCACTCAGTTGCGCCAGTTGAATGCGCCGGGTAGAGAAGTTCCAGCCGTGCGCTTGCAGTAGTATATCGCGCGCAACTGGATAGAACCGCGAACAGTGCTCTGCTTGCGCAGAACCTTCAGGCGGGTCGATGCTTGCTACTGTTGCAGTGTCGCCCAAGTGTCCAAGGGCAAGGTTGCAGATCTCAACTTCCGTAGCCATAATTTGTATCTCCAATGAAAAAGGGGCACGCGGCCCCTTTGGTTTTCATTACGCCGCTGGCTTACACCAGGTCGCTTGCTTCAGATTTCTCTGCTTCCGGTTTTTCGATTGGTGTTGCATCGACAAACCAGCTTGCATTCAGGTCCGTCGGAACTTCAAACTGCTCGCCAGCTACGCGGTATTGGCCGAAGTAGCCATCGCGTAAAGCGATTACAGTTTTGTTCTCGCCTACTGGCGGCTTGCCTTTTACGGGTTGTTTAGTGCTTGCCATCATTCAGCCCTTACAGTTGACCAGGTGTTGGCGTGTTCAACTGCAGACCAGTCACGAACTGCGCAGAGAACTTACCAGCGGTTAACGGACCGGTAGCTACAGTGTAGTTTACCCGGACATAACGGCGGTGCAACTTAGGCATAGGGATCACAATCTGCGCACCCAATGGTAGTGCTGCTTTGCCGATGGCAACGGTAGATGCTACGTCGGCGAAAGAGCTGTTATCAGCAGAGTCCTGGATACTGAAAACCACGGTCGCAGCACCGGCTGCAGCTGCAGCTTCGTCTACAGTGATTGACAGGTCCAAGTGGTCAGAGATACCGGTGTTAGGGTTCGTCTGGCCGAAGTCGATAACGTCGGTCGAAGCTGCCGTCGCAGTTACCGCTTGCTCGTTAGAGACTTGCAAAAATTTGTCGATAATCATGGTTCAATTCTCCAAGTAGGGCGGTGCTACCCGCCCGCTTCAATTAAGCGATAGCTGCTTCAGTTTCTAACAGAGCATCAGTTTTACGAACTGGCACGCCGTCGAACATAACGACTTTCTTACCGGCAACGTCATCAAACGTCAGGTTGACATTGCTCTTGTTCAGGATCTGACGGCGCAAGAAGCTGCGGACAGTGCGTGAACAGTAGAACACTGGACGGCCCATACCCAGGTTCGGAATAATTTCCAGAGCTTGGATCATCAGGTCGATTAAGTCAGCGCCCGAAGCCGCGTTCTTAGTCAGGTCAGATACGTCGATGTTCGCGATACGAACTACATAGCGCCAGTCGCGCAGTGTTAAGCCCATATCCCAACGGTAATGAGTACGCAAGCCACGGTAACGACCGCCAGCCGCATCAGTCAACACGTCTTCACCAAGGTCTTCAGACTTCAAGCCTGCTTGTGAACCTTTAGGGTAAATGCCGTGCACAGTGTTCGGGCCCCAAACAACTAACCAAACAGAGGTGTTGTCCGCGCCAGAGCCGCCAGCTTTGATGATGTTGCTACCGTTTGCAGCTGAAGTGCTGTCATAACGTGGCGCCAAGCCCATGAATTTTTCAGGGTCGGTGTCAGTGTCGCCATAGAACAGAGTGCTTGCCATCGTCTTGTTCATACCTTCGATGAAGGCATAATCTTCAGACAGGCGCCATGCTGCACTATTGCCGTTTAACTCGGCCAATGCTTTGTCCACTTCAGCAAACGATTCCAGCATACCCATTGAATCCTTGACTTGAACAGTCTTAGATTTTTCTGGCATTACACCGTAGTTCAGTTTGCGCCAAGTACCTGCAGGCAAACCAGAACGAATAGTCGTCTTGTGGTCGGTGAAGCCGTTAGCTTCGATGAAGCTCATATCGTCCAGCACTTCGTTTGATTGGGTTAAAATCTCTACGATTTGCGGATCGATTTTACCATTAGGGTCCATGCGGTTAGCTAAGTCCGCTAAGGTTGGGTTTAAGGTCGAAAGAGTAGCCATGCTATGCGCTCCTGAGTTAATTCATATTGCTGTTTGGATACAGCCGTTTAGGGTTGTAAGACTCAGTGCCTGCACCTTTGGCGCCAGTTACCACCGTGTCTTCACTGATTGCCTTGCCTGCTTTGACAAAAAACCGAATAACTTCCGGGTGATTGCCCAAACCGGTATCGTTCAGCAACGCCTTCAGTTCCTGTGTTGCGTAGGCATCCATTGCCCGTTTTGCAAAGCCAAGGTTCTCTTGCAGCTTCTCGCCGCCGAACTCTTTGTCAGCCTTTGAAGTCTCAGCCCATTCATTCCGCGCAGCTTCAAACTGTGCTTCTTGTCGTGCCTGGAGAACTGGCCCCATCTTGTCTAACACTTTGCTTGCCGCATCTTGCGACAGGTTCAGATCTTTAGCGACTTCGCTGAATGCAGTGAGCACTTCGCTGTCGAACTGAGTTTCGCCCCACTCATAGGACTCCGGTGCACCTTCTGGCTTCTTGGCTTCGTCGGTCTTGCCTGTGTCGGCATCGCCTTCTGCTGCAGTTTGCTCAGTAGTTGCTTGTTGCTGTTGACCTTGCGACTCCGCACCAGTAGCAGATTGCTCAGTCGTTGTAGATGCAGTTTGGCCTTCATTGGTTGTTTCGGCGCTATCTGTCATCAGTGTTGTTGTCTCGTTGCTCATTTGATTCCTTCATCATCGTTGTGTAGTGCTCAGGGCAGATGCTGTGGATTTGTCCCAAGAGTCGCAGTCCTAAATTCCTGTTACCTTCTGCAAAGGCCATCGCCATCGCATTGGTGTTGAATGAAGAACGGAAAACCCCCGCCGCTTCCAGTTGACGCCAAACAATTCGACGCCCCCGCTTGCTGCTCATAAGCCATTTTAAATCGCCTTCTTCGGTGTCGCGTGCATTGCGTCTTCGCGTATCAAGCTCGGCTTGCGCGCGTTCCTCAGAATTGATGTCAATCGGATCATGTTTGTTCATGGGATGCACTCTAGGGGTTGTGTTTTGTGTTACGTGCACCCTGAGTAAAAAATAGCCCGCCGAAGCGGGCCGAAGGCTGTGGGTCAGACAGCTGGGGACTACAGGAATTTAGATATAAGAAGTACAGACTTTAACATCGCCAGCTGCAACTGCAGTAGTGTCATTGTCAGCCGCAGCGCCAGTGATAGCCAGGGCGATACCTGTGCCTAAGCGCAATCCGTAGGTACCGAACTCGATGTTTTGCACCGTGTTTGTAGGGATAGGGATTGTCAGCACTGGTATGTCCGTTCCTACTGTTGGCGCTGAAGCCTTGTTGTAAATCTTCAAGTAGCGAGTTGCAGCATTGATATTGCTTGCAGTGATTTGGTACAAGTTACCCGCAGCATTCTTAACACTTGTTGCGTTAGTCGTAGCCGCGCTGTTGATAGTGCTTGCAGTCGGGTTCGCTGCAGTGCCCTGGTTGGCAGTGACAGTACCGCTTACCGTTGTTGTCGGTGCGCTTACCACCGCTACTGCGATTGCTTGGCCTGCTGAAGTTTGCCCGCGGCCTGCAGTAATTTCCGCAGTCAGCTCGGCATAGTCTTGTACCGCCAGGTATTGTACCACTGCGTTGGTGTTACTTGCTGGCGGAGTTGCGCCATTCAACCAACGTAAGCGGATTTTGTATACGGCATTTGGATCAGGGATCTGTTGATGCCGACGGTAAGAGTTAGTTCGCCCGGTGCTCGCGTCCATCGTCCCGCCGTGGAACCATGCTTCGTCTGCAAACGGTTCTAGCTCGAATACGCTGCTGCTTGCCGTAGTCGGGAAGGTTGACGCCACCGATGTTAGTCGAGCAAGGCCGCCATTCTGCACTTCGTACTTAGCTTGTGTTGCTGTTGTGCCATCGAACAAAAAGCCTATAGCGTGCAAGCCGTTAGGTACGCCAGTCGCTGGATCGATTGAGACAGCTTCGACGTAAAAAGATTGGTTAGCTATACGCTGTGATAACGTCATGCCAATGGATAAGCGGAAAGGAACTGTAAAAGTTTCTTGGCTCAGTATCCAAGTCTCTGCGCTTGCAGTAGTTCCTGATCCCATAGTCAAAGCACCGGCTGCAACACTGACTACGCCACCTGTGCCGATTAGACTGGTCCATTTGTCCGGGTTCAGTGCGCCAGTTGTGAAGCTGTCACGCCATTTCTTTTGTACGCTTTTCACCTTCATCATGTTGTCTTCAGCGTCGGCAAGTGAATTGCCTTTGCCGTCGACCATAATGACAGGCGTTGCTCCCGTCGTGAAATCTGCCATATCTATTCGCCTTGTTAGGTGTAACCGGTGAAAGCATCCATAACCGAAGTCAGGGCGTTTTCTTCATTCGTTTTGGCCGAAGCCAGTTTCGCCGCAGTGTCCGCACCTTGCTGCATCATCGCCTGTTGCTGCATTGCTTGTTGCGCTTGTGCGCGTTGGTTTCGGATCATTGCAACTTGCTGGCTCGGCACAATCATTTCGGGATCAATGCCTAGCATATCTGCGTAAGCATCGGCCCAGCTGTCTGCGTCAAACTTGTCTAATACTTCTGGTTTGAGTGTTGCCACTGCGCCCAGGTTGCCGACAAAGCGGTCAATGCTGTTCGTAGATATTGCACGTTGCGCTTGAGCCAGCATCGATACGTATTCGACGTTGAGCTCTTTGCCTTGCAGCTCTGGCGGGGACGGCGGGACAATACCAGCCGCAACCATCTTAGCGAACGTCGCTTCAATCAGCGGATCGAGTATTTCATTTTGCAAACGCTCAAGCACTGGACCAAGCATCAGCAATTTTTCTTCGTGTCTTTCGGCAACTTCAGTCGCAGTCATCTGCGGATTGCTTGAGTTCGCCAGCATGAGAAACAAGTCAGCATAGAACGATTTGTTAATCCGCTCCCGCACGTCCTGGATATCCAAGAGCAAATGGCTCAGGTCCAGATTAGTTTCAAACGCGGTGCGAATTCCACCTGTTGGCGAGGCCGTATCAACAAAGCTAATGCCGCCAGGCAGTGTATCCAGTTCGTGATTCTTCATCGACGTTGGTACTTGCAGTGGCGGACGTGTCTTGTAGTCAATGCCTTGTGCTTTGCGCAGCTGTTCGTGTTGTAATTGCTTGACGTCGCCCAGTGCTTCCATACCTGGCGAACTGCCGTAGATATCGCCACCAGTTACCGCCCAACGTGGACTGAGTGAAGGGAATGTCTTGTATCCAGATTCGCGGAGTACCTTCTCTTTCTCGCCGCCAGCTTCAAAGTATACGCTGCGCCAGGCCATGTTCTTGGCATCTTTCTTGTTCGGGTCCCGGTCTTTACGTGGTTCGATGCAGTGAAGCACTGTTACCCATTTGTCCAGTGCACCCTGATTGAACAGGTTCTGAATTGCCAAGCTGCAGTTTGCCTTGCCGAACTCGCCTACCACTTGCGCAACGGTCATCTTGAATTCGCGGAATAATGTGGTGACTTCGCCCTTGTAGTTGGTCGCGATTGCGTACTCGCCTACTGTCAGGTTGTGTACGTGCATAACATTTTTGAAGTCGTCCTGGATGATGCAGCTTGCAGTGCCGAATGCGCCAAGTTCCTCGTACATCGAATGCAATGCGCGATAGATGTTCGACTTAGCGAATATCATTTGCATGATACGTTGCGAGTCAGCCAGCCATTGCTTGACTGCACTTGACTCGTCCAGTGAAGGATCGCTGGTTGTCAGTCGGAACCAAGGACGTGCGGGGCTTGTCATGCCAGCCATCATGCCAGCTGCCAAGGTGCGCAGTGCTCTTGTGCCAGTGTTGTCATAGATTTGGTTGTGTCGCTTTTGGCCCTTGTTCACATCGTCCAAGAAGTAACGACCAGAGCGAGGGATCAGCAATTCGCTAATCTCTTTCCAATGCGGTATCCAGCCACTGCGCTCGGTCTTCAGTCCGTTCCAGCGTTGGTTCAGTTGCTCTTTCAGCTTGATATCCATCCTAGCCCCCAAGCAATGTAGTTTTACCCAGCGTCAATGCAGCCGGGTCAATGCCTTGTGAACCAGTGAGCATAGTGCCAGATTGACCAGCACGCGCATTCTGCGCAGCGTTCGATAGCAGAGCGTTAGTGTTTGGTTTCTTCTTGTTGGCTGCGTTCATCTGCTGTTCGAGTTGCTTCTCTTGCTTCAATGCAGCTTGCTCGGCGCGATAGTTAGCACCCTTCATCTGCTGCTTTTGCTGGTTTGCGTTGTATGCGTTAGCGACTACGGAACCGATTGCTGCTGTTACGCCCATCTTAAAGCCCCTTGCTCAGTACGATATCTTGCACGCCATAGCCCAGGTTTGGCAGTAGCGCAGCCATCGAAGTATTTTCCTTGACGTGCCAAAGCATCATCTGCGCCCCGCGCGCTTTGGCTTCTTGCTCAGTGTGCTTGATAAGCGCAGCACCTACGCCTGACTTGCGCGCAGCCTTGTCGACAAAAATAATATCGTTCATGCAGGTCCAGAGATCTGCGTAATGCAAGTGCTGTGTGATGAAGTTCACCGAGTAGCCGACAAGCTCGTCGTCAACGTATGCGCCAATAACCAAGAGCATCCCGGTGTCTTCAAGTTTGTAGTATTTATCAAACAGCGGCTTGAGCTTCATCAGGTCTTTGTTCAGTGCAATCTCTTGCCAATGGGCATGGAATAGCGCAGCGATTGCTGGGTCGCCAGTCAGTTGGTCAACTGTGAGTGTTTTGAATTCTTGCATGAAAGGCCCCTGAGTATTTGCGAGCAAGTTACGTCAGGGGCTTTGTGTTACGTGCACTGCTTAGCTGTACGGGTCGTACTCACCTCGCTTACCTCGTTGTGAAGCATTGAGCGCTTTCACGTCGTCGATACGTGGCGTATCGATAAGCGCAAGGATCACTGCACTGGCGTCATCCGGCGAGCGGCCAATCTTCTTAACAATTTCCTCGCGGCTTTCCACGTAGATTTTTGCACCTGTCAGGGACCAACACGGTGCGCAAAGGTCGGCCTTGAGCTTGTCGTCTGGTGGCAATGCGATACCGTTGTTTGCTTCAGGGTCCAATGCTTCGCGCATCTTCCACCATAGCTGAGTCCTTAGGTTGTAGAACCGCAGCCGTCCCGACTTGTCAGTCGTTGTTGCCGCTTCAGACACGTTGACGCCGATAGTCTGTTGTTTTGACTCGACCAAGAAGTCATAAGCACTTGCCCCCACGCCAATGACGTCGACGTGAAGCGGTGCTTTATCTCGCATTGCAGCGATAGACAGGCCAGCAACCGTTGGACCATTTGGAGTGTCAGCACCTGGATACCGTAGCAGTTGGTCGAACCACATGCCATGTCTTCTCGATATGACAGTCTTGTCCTTGCCGCCCCTTGCAACGTCCACGCCTACTGAGTCCATGCGAGGCTTCGGGTTCTGGTCCTTCCATCGTGCCATTGCTTGCTCTACCCATAGCGTTGGTATTACTTGCCAAGGGTCATCGCTTATGCCGGCTTGGAAATCACCGTATAGCATTTGGCTGCGCAGTGGTTCAGGCAGAGACTGCAGTTGACTGATATACCCGGTTGCCATGTAGAACTTGTTATCAGTCACCTTGGCAGGGATGAAGGTGCGAGACTTCGGAGTCACGATATCTTCAGGACTATGCTTGCTGCGGTCGAAGTCGTAAACCGGCGAGCCATCTGCACCCCATACGAACGAACGGCCATCTGGCACTTCGTAGTCTTGGTTCTCGCCTCGCGTTGTGAAGTATCTCAGTTCGCCAGGCTTAGCCGGGTTAGGATGCCCCTTATCCAACCAAGGGCCGAAGAACTTGATAACCCATCGAGCTTCGCTTGTTGTTGGCGGGTTGAATGTCATCAGGACTCGCGGCTTGATGTTAGGATCATCGGTTCGAGTCCAGCCCATAATGAATCGGACCTGGTGCTCGCGCATTTCGGTCACTTCATCGAATACCTTCAGGTCATGCGCTCGACCTTGCCACCGTTGCTCGTCGCCAGTAACGTCCAGGCCACCGAACTCAATCAGCGGTTGACTGCCTACGCCGACTCGCCAGATAGACTTCTGCGAGTTGAACCCGTCGGTATTGCCCAGTATTGCAGTCAATCGCTGGATGATGCCTTCGGTTTGCGCCTTCTCACGACGTATAACCAGGACGCGCTTGTGCTTCGTTGTAGCAAGACCACAAGCCAAGTCAGTCTTGCCGCCGCCAGCTGCGCCCCCATAACCTGTGATATCTGCCACGCACTCATAGGCTTGAGTCTGCGGTCCTTTCAGTGGTGCCCAGGGCTTGCGCCTTTTGAGTTCCCTGGCTAGTTCCAATGCGCGCTGCAGTTGTTGACTAGAGCAAGTCGTCGATGCCATCTTCATCGTCCCCCGTATCCGGTGCAATGATCCCAGCGTTAGCCAATGCAGCGAGTTCGGCCTTGATATCAGCATCGCTCATTGTGCTTGTTGCAAGCTGTCCGCTCATTTCCACTTGCTGCTTGTCACCGTACTTCTTAGGCGACCATTTCGCTAAGAGCTTCAGGCGAGTTTCAATCTGCAACTTACGATGGCCCAGCATGTCAGAGCGCTTGACCTTCGTTACTTTGGCATCAGCACCCTGGCCTTCTAGTTCCAATTCCTCACCCATTATGGGCGTGTTAGCAATCTCCAGCGTTTCTTCGGCTATTGCATCGTAGCCCAGTTCCCTTGCACGCGCGAACCGTTCGGCAAAGTCATCGTCTGTCTTTATCCATTCGTATACTGTAACCCAACCCGGCATGTGATGTTCACGGCAAATTTGCCGCAACGGTTCGCCTTGAGCTATGCGCGTGCAAATTTCTGCAGTTAGCTCAGCAATCATTGCTGGCGTGTAAGTCTCTTTGCGCCCCATATCATTCGTCCTCGTCGTTAATCTGCACCGTCTTAAATCTTACTGCGCTTTGGCACCTGTTCTGTCCCTTGCATATCTTTCTAGCTCCCGACTTGCTTAGGTCGAACTTCTCGCCTAGCTGCCGATA